TGTTCAATAAACAGTAAAGGTTGTAGTAATCTAATCCACAACCTTTACTTAAAGTTATTACTATCTATAAAGATTCAACTGCCTCCAAAGACTTCTGCTTCAATTCATCAGGTAATGGAACATAACCAAGTTTGTCTGCTTTCTTTTGTGCCTGTTCACCTAACATAAACCTAAGCATAGGTTTAATCTCATCAGTTTTGTATCCAGGTTCAACAAGCATCCATGTCAAAGAGACTATAGGATAAGAGTTCTCACCGTCAGGATTTGGATTTGCTCCACGTAGTTTATCATCTAATTGTATCTGTGCCAACCCTGAACCAGAAGTTTCAGCAGTTGCTTTTACAAAATTTCCTGCTTTGTTCTGAATCCATGCTTCCTTGATAGTGCCTCTAATATATGATTGATTCACATATCCAAGAGCACCAGGTGTTTGTTTAATACTACCAGCAACACCAGCATTACCTTTAGAACCTATACCTGTTAGCCAATTGACTGCCTTAGCAGTTCCTACTTTTTCCTTCCACTCAGATGAGAATGCAGAGAGTGAATTGGTAAATCCAGCAGTAGTTCCACTACCATCTGACCTAAACACAGGAAGTATCTTACCTGCTTTACATCCTAAATCTTTCCAGTCAGTAATCTTACCAAGATATACATCAGCAAGTTGTGTCTGTGTAATCTTTAATTCACAATCATAATTATATGCTGGAACTATAGCACCACCTACAATAGGGATTTGTACTAATTTTCTTTTATCTGATAGATTGTGATTATCTTTGACTGCTGCATCAGTAGCACCAAAATCTATGGTTGAAGCAAAGAACTGTCGAACACCAGACCCACTACCAGTTGCCTGATAATTTACTTGGTTCTTAGTCTGCTTGTAGTAATCCGAGAACGTTCTTGTATAGAACGGTGCAGGGAAAGTTGCTCCTGAACCAGAAAGTCTGGTTCTTGCTTCTGCTGCTGCTGTAACAGCAAGGGCGGCTGCAAATGCTGCAGCAACATTTAGTCCGATTAGCCTTTTCATTAGGATCCGCTATCGTGGCATTAATATCTATTATATCATAAAAAAAGACCCCCACAATGTGAGAGTCTCTTAATATTACCTGATTAAAATCAGAATGTGAACTTAGCACCGATCTTAGCAGTCCAATCGATGATGTCATCACCAGAAGAATCTTCAGAAGAAATTCCAGCGAGTTCGCCATATATTCCAAGATCCTCATTAGCAGCGACAGTTACGCCAACTTTACCAGAGATTTCAGATTCAGTATCATCTGTGCTATCGGTATGAACGAAAGCAGGACCAACCTGAGCATAGAATGCAGCAGTGTCACTGAGATCACCTTCATAACCGAGATGAAGATCAGTAGTAGTTGAAGAATACTCTCCATCAGGATAACCGAGATTGCTCTCAACGTTCACGTATGGACCAGCAAAGGCTGCGCCAGCGAGAAGGAACGGAGATGCTGCAACAGCAGCGATTGTTGATTTAATAGACATGATTGTTTTTAGAGTGTCTCGCAAGTATAAAAAAACCTGCGGATGTTACAACCCCTCGACATGGGGTTGACAAAACATTTACGCAGGGTTACGATTCTTTCGAGTCCTTCGTTATGTTAAGTTATTTATACAACTGTCACACTATAAATGTGCCAGTTGAAGTATAATACGATAAAATTCTTTATTCGTCAACAAGGCTTGTGCCAGTTAAGGTAGTGGTTTCCGTATATTTCTCAACTATTAACCTGTTTCCAATCTGCATCAAAAAGTTCTAGTCCCTTATCAGTTAAAATATGATTATACATCTTTTCAAAAACTGTTGGAGGCATGGTAACAATCTGTGCACCAAGAGCAAAAGATGCCGATACACTCTTTACTCCTCGAATAGAAGCAGATAAAATCTGAGTACTATAAACTTGTTGAGCTTTATATACTTCAGCAATATCCTTAATAATATCCAATCCATTAACAGAATTATCATCAAGTCTTCCTACAAAAGGAGACACATATGTAGCTCCTGCTTTTGATGCAAGAATTGCCTGTGCTGCATCAAAAATTAAAGTTACATTAACATTAATCAACTCAGAAGAAAGTGCCTTACATGCCAATAGTCCATCATAACTACAAGGAACTTTAACAGTACAAACTTCTTTGGTAAATTTATTAGCAAGTCGAATACCTTCTTCTGTCATTGTAGAAGCATCTCCTACAACTTCCATACTAATATCCCTAACACCAATATCCTTTATCTCCTGATAAACTTCCTCAGGCTCTCTACCACTCTTTCTTATCAGTGTGGGATTAGTAGTTACACCATCAATTAATCCAGTACCAAAATGTTTCCTTATTACATCTGTCTCAGCAGTGTCCAGAAATATTTTCATAGGTTCGTAGTTGTGCATATAATTTTCTTATATATGCACAACACTTTATCCTATTCCTTATTTATTGTCAAATGACAATTAAGCAGGAGGTTCTCCCTCTACAGTTGGCTCTGGTAATGGAGCATCTCCAGTTACAGTTTCACCTTCAGGTGCTGCAGGTGCTGCTGCTTCACCTTCTGCAGGTGCTTCTTCTGGTTCTGGAAGTGTTACTCCAACCTGTTGCAAATATTCAATTGCTCCTAATGATCTAAGAACCAATTCTCTCTTTGCTGCTGCTTGTGCATTCAATTCATTGATTTCAGCAACCAAACCTGCTCTTTGCTCAAGTAGACTTTGAAGATGTTGCTGCTGTTCAGTTAATTCAGCCATTGTTTTAAAATTCGTTTAACGTTGATTTATTTAGACGCTTTTATTTAGCGTATTTTCCGTATAAGTAATTATAGCATAAATAAAGTAACTACAGGTATCTTCACATATGAGAAAGGCATTATTGCTCTTCGGTATGATATTGATGACGGCACCGATCGCAAGGGCCGATTTAACTCACCGTATGAGTTCTTCAACTCAACTGACTGTAAATGGAGCTTATACAGATGCAAGCCGTGTTGGTAGTACTTATACAGTCTCTGGATCTAATATCAAAGTTGCTACAGATCAACACTTTGGTAAACTAACAGCAGGTACTGCAACCGCAGCTGCAACACTAGACGTTGGTGCGTATGATGTAAATACAGCTGGTTCTGCTTTCAGCTTTAGCGAATCCTGGACTCAAGGTGATGCTGTAAATGCTATTGGTGCAGGTGTAGACGTAACCACCGGTGTCGTAGCCGACATGCCGGCTTATGGTAACACCTTGACGATGAGTGGTGGTGTGGCCGGAAACTTGGCTGGCACAATTACCTCAGCCGGAGTCACGACTCTAGTTGCTGGTGGTGCTGGAACCACGGCTACCGGCCAATTCGTGACTGAGATAGTAATTGACTAATCATGAAACGGATACTAACAGTACTATTACTGCTTAGTAATGCAGGTGCAGCAATAGCTGTACCTGTAGTGCCAAATTTTACTCAGGGCTCGATGACCAGCCGAACTGAGACAAGTAGCCAAGTAACAGAAACAATAAATTCTATAAATTATAATACTGGCTATCAGTATGTAATCACAGGGACCAATATTCAGCATGATGGTGATACCATTTCTTCGCCATCTACAACTGCTGGAACTAATACTATAGAGGGAGTGACTTCAACATGGACAGGGATGGACCTATCAAACAAACCCAACTTCTCAATCGTAACTCCAGGAGCAGGGTTTCAATATACCGAAAGTTATTCTGGCCCAGGCCTAGCCACACAGACAATAATACAAAGGACTACCGAAATCCAGAGTGTGACAGAAACAACATCAATGTTCAGTCAGTAGCCAAAAGATTTCTTCTAATTGTTGCAAGTCTTATAACCTGTACCCCTTCCTATGCAACAGATGTAGGAGGGGTTAATGCGACTGCCAATCCAATAGCTAACAGCTCTGGCTCCGTAACCAATCAAGCCATACAGGTGCTCCAAGGTCCGTACATAACTAACACCTATGGCAACCAGATTAGTTGTCAAGGTCCTACTTTTAATGCGAC